TTTGAAGTGCACTATATAGTACTTGCCTCTTTTGTGTAGAATATGAGCTGTTTGATATAATATATTATCTTTGTTTGACGCTATACCAATTCTTGTGAGTGTCTCTTTAATTTTTAGAAAATCATCCGCGTGATTCAAACCAACCTCAACCATGATTTCCGGACTCCATTTTATCACCTGTTCCGTTTCCATTCAATCCACCTATATTATATTTTAGCTTTAATTGAGATAATTGGTCATCGGTTAGGATGCTTAAATATTCAATAGCTAATATATTATTTATATTATATAGGTTTTTCAAAAACTCCAAATCGGAATCCTTCACTGGCTTATACCATTTGGAAAATCTTTTGCGTGGGCGGATGGAGTGTACATAATAATCCATCTGGATCTCATCTGGGAGGTTGCCTAGCAAATCGCCTTGATATGCTTGAAAGATTGTGTCAGGAAACTGAGACATAGCCTTATTGACCATGAACGGCGCATACTTAACTTCCTCATCATCTCTTAGTATATTGCCCTTCCCTTGGTTGATGGCATTGACTAGATCAAAAGGATTAGCCATTCTTCCACTCCGCGGTTACCATCATCTCTGCAAAGAATGCCACAAGATGAATTTCAGGGTCGGAAGCGAATGCAAACTTATGTAGATATTCACTCATCATCACAATAACCTCAGGTACACTAGCCGGAGCTAATAAATCAAGGGATTGTTCATATACAGATCTAATAAGAATATCAGGTTCTTGATCTGAATTTTCACCAACCCATCTTCGCATCTCTTTGAAGTCTTTGCCTTTAAGGTGTACTATTAAGTCATCGAGATTAGAATTTCCAACATCACCAATAACAGAAAGATTAAGAGCACCACCGCTTGAGTGCCTTTGAAGTTCATTTATAATTCTCCTATTGTCTGGATAATGTTTCTCAATCAATTTAGCGACAATGGAATTATTTTCAACTTCAACACCTTCGGTATTGAGTATGTTGATTAGCCTCTTCATTATTTGACCCATCAACTTAGGCTTATCGCTCTTCTTGATCTTAAATTCAATTACAGAAGTTCTTGAATGTAGAGGGGGAATAATCTTATTGGCGTAGTTGGCGGTAAGAATGAATCTAGCGTTTGAGCTAAACTCTTCCATGAAGTTGCGTAGCGCGGGTTGAACGGAATTAACATTAAGATAATCCGCCTCATCGAGGATAACAACCTTAGGTCTTCCCGTGAATGATACCGTGGTAACATAGTTCTGAATAGTCGTTCTCAATACATCGATTGATCTACCCTCATTAGACCCATTGATGACAATATAGTCTAGGTCTAATTCATTGCATAAAGCTCGTGCAACGGTAGTTTTACCTGTCCCTGCAGTACCGCTTAATAATAGATTGGGAAAGTCGCCTTGGTCTACATACTCTTGGAATGTATTCTTTAGATTACTCGGTAGAACACATTCTTGAATAGTCGATGGTCTATATTTCTCAACCCAGAGAAAGTTGTTTTTCATAATATTAATTAATGGTCATTGCGATGTAATAAGTCACTGAACGGTCTTTACTATACCATTTAGAAATACCCGCCTTGCTAACCTCAATATCATAATCCGTGGGAATAATATTAATGTGATATGTCTTCACAGAAGCGGAGAAGTCTTCGCCATCATAACTACCAAGCTCTATTGTAAATGAATTGGATGATGAGTTTTTATTATCCGCCGCTTCCATTACAACCTTGCCACCATTACTTTTGATGATAACATCTTCAACCGCTAATATAGACGCGGCCTTCAATAACTTATCAATAGAAGCGTGGGGAAGTTTAAATTTAATATCAACATCCGGTAGAGAAATATCTTCCTCTGGTGGTGTTACAATCACAGCGGGGTCTGCAAAGAAGTATTTACAAGAATTACCGGCCTGTGAGATATTTACATACCCCTTTTGAAAGTCCAGAGTTGGCTTTTCAAATAATGATAGCGCGCCAAGGAAAGAATTAAGATCATATATAGCAAAATCTTGGTCGAAGGTTTCTTCGATTTCAGCGTTTGCAAATACATTCTTTTCAATTGCGATGGTGCGTAGTTTATTGCCCTTCTTGACTAAAATAGAAGGATTGATTGATGTGAAATTATCTAAAATTTCAATTGTGTTTTTGCTTAAGTTCATAATGTAGTTTCCGAAATATTACTAAATTGACCATTCTTACTTACCTTTATGGTTCGCTTGAAATGATCGCCCAAATCTCCCTTATGAGAGATTACATAAATCTTAGAGTTTTCCTGGCCTCTAATGATCTTTAGGAAATGTTCTATCCCTGCACGATCAAGAGAGCTATCTAAGATCTCATCAAGTATCAGCAAGTTTGTTGATACCGAATTCTTTATTTTGGCTAATTCCCGGAACGCAAATAGTATTGCTAAATCCATTCTCAGTTTTTCACCTTCGCTGAAACCGACATAACCATATAGTTCTCTACCATTCTTGGTTACCGTTTCATTGAATAATTCATCTAAAGTCAAAGTAATATTAAACTCAAATTCTTTTAAATATTTGTTAATAATTGTATTAAGCACAGGTAGATATTTCTTAATAATCCTAGTTTTAATTCCCGTGTCCTTTAACATTAATTCAATCACATTAAATAAACGTGTTTTATTAAGTAAATTATATAACATTTTCTGTAAATTGTAAACACGCTCGACCTTTTCTTTTAATTCTTTTTCAAATATAGTGTCATCATCACCCTCTATATCTTCCATTGTTTTATGTATTGACTCAATTAGGTTCTGGTATTTAGATATTTCATGACTATTTGTATTATATTTAGAATTAATATTATTATGTTCTAAAACAACATTATTTAATTCTTCCCACATATCTTCCATTAAATCTAGATTACCTTCCGACTCATTTTTAATCTTTGTGTGAGTTATTATCATATAGTCTTTAAATTCAGAAGATATACCTTGGTCGCAGGTAGGACACTGAGATTTAGTATTAAAAAGCTTAATACTTCTACTACTCAACTTCATTTTAGATTCAGTCTGTGCTTGAATTTTTCTAATTTTTTCCTTCTTTTCATCTATACCATCTATGGGTGGTGGGATTAATGATTCATTATCACTCAACAATTGGTCAATCAACGCCTGTAGTTTAACTACTTCAGTGTGAGCCTTATCTTTAGACACTTTACGCTTAAGTTCATTGGCTGCGATATGTTTATTATCCGTTTCAATCGATGTATTTAATAGAGCCATCCTATGCTCCATATCACTTATATCAACCTTTAATTCAATTGATTTCTTTCTAAGCACATCATTCATTAGACCGAAAATTTCAATATCAAGTAGTTGTTCAATAACCTTTCGTCTATCACCCGCGGGTAGTCTCATAAATGGAGTATAGTTGCCTGTGCCTAGCACAACTATTTGTCTAAACGATTTATCGTTCATACCAATTACATTCTGTTCCAACCACACCTGTTGGTCTTTAATCTTAGCATCATTGTGTCTTTGCACACCATCAACCCAAATATCGAACCGAGCGGGTTTAAGACCTCTAATGATTTTATACTCAGATCCCTTGGCGACGAATTCAACCTCCACTATAAGACCTTTACGATTAATGTTATTGATTAAATCAGAAGTAGATGATTTACGAAACCCCTTACCGAACAACGAGTAGGTGATGGCGTCCAGGAAAGTGGACTTGCCATTGCCATTGGTACCTTTGACTAATGTTGTGTCGGTCACGTCCAATAATATTTCCGCCCAAGTATTACCATAGGATAGGAAGTTTTTAAATTTTATTTTCTTAAACTCAATCAAGTTAAAGCCTCATTATATATTTCGCTCAATAGAGATTTAATCTCCTTTTTATCTTTAGAGGAGTGTAGTTCTTTTTCAAGCCCTTCGACCCAACCTCTTAAATATGTTAGAGTGTCCACCGCTTCAAAGTCTTCAATCTCACCATCCGATAATAATAATGAATCGTCAATCTCTTCAATGATATTAACATCAACCGCCACTTTATCTAATTTATGCACCGCCTTATCAAAGTCTGGAAAACTATCTCTCTTCTTTACGAATAGTTTAATGATCTTATTCGAGTATGAATTAATATCCTCTATACCATTATTATATACCACTTTTTCAAAAATGTTAATAGGGTTGTCGATATATTCATGCTCGCCAGTCTCGGTATCAAATATAGCAAAACCCTTGGGGTCATTAAAGTCCGCCCACGTTGTTTCATATGGGGAACCTATATAGTGGATATGACCATCATTACTTCTAGTATGAAAGTGTCCAGAGAACGCCTTTTCATATCTATTAAGAAAATGAGATGATCGTGATGAGTATTGTGATTTGATACCAGAGTGCATAAAGAAGCCGGCAAGATCGAAGTGACCGAAGCAATATTTTGAATTAGAACCCTTGATAAAATCCAATATCTCATCTTCATTATCATCACAAATCCACGGTATAATATCTATACTATCATGAATAGTTGTAGGTTCATTAATGATATTAAATCTATTACCCAGCAACCTATCCGGTGAATTAACTTCAATCGTTGTCTTAAAATATGAGTCGTGATTGCCTACATTGATATTGGCCTTAATATCAAACTCTTCAAGTCTTTTAAAGAACATCTCTTCTGCTCTTTTAAGGGTATAGAAATTTACATACTTCCTTCTATCGAACACATCACCGAGATGAATAATCTCTTTGATATTATTCTCCACTAGATATGGAAAGAAAATGTCTGAATAGAATTTTTCCATGTGGTCGGCGAATAGAGCACTATCACCTCTAGCGCCATAGTGTGTATCGGTAATTAAAGCTATCTTCATATAGTGTAGCCGGCCTCTCTTAATCTCTTTTTCCAGGGGCCGCCCTTCTGTTGTTCATCTCGTTGAAGTTGAACCCATTGAGCGGTTTCCCTTATACCAGCAATACCGGTCGGATCGTTCTTCATAGTAAAATCCAATGAATAGATAATACGTGCCATTTGTTCTTTTGTTAAATTACCTAACGTCATTCTTAACTCCCAGTGCCCAGTTTTCACCAGCATCTTCTACATAATATATTGATTTACCAACAAATCGTTCAAAACCATATTCCATACCATTATAATCTACGAATGATATACAGAAGTCTTTCCCATCTTTATGGACTATCGCTTTATCATCATCTTTATAATATTCACTAATTACATTCATTTAATTTCCCTATTAAAATGCTCTAAAGGAGCGTGTTCAGAGTAATATTTCATATCACCCGCGTCTTGTTTATCGAGGTGATAATAACCCCCGTTGTCTAATTTTGTATCATATACCTTAGACTTAGTATCAATCTGCTTATTTTCCTGAGCGATTCTTCTTAAAAAAGCGAAGAAACAGATTTGAGAAAAATATGCGAATGGATTCTTTGATTTATTATAGTCGAACTTATGACAGTATCTAATACAATTTTCAATACCGTCTAAAATCATATCCTCTCTCCAAGTATATCCAATGAAGTTAGGTCTATTCGCCAACTTCCTGGCAATTTTCATGAATGATATGGCTATTTCATCCGATATAATAGGTCTCTTCTCCCCCTTATCAAATGATATTGCACATTCATCCACGAATGTAGACATCTGCTCTAAAAAGAGATTGTTGTCTATATAGTGGGCGGGATTTGGTTTTGTTTTTGTTTTTAATTTTTTTGGCATATGATTATATTATAACATAAAAGTGGGTTATTGTAAACGTATTTTTGATATTTCGTAGTCAAACTTTTGTTCATTGTAGGTCTTAATTCGAATCTCCCAGTGCTTCAATCCATAGTTCTTATGTTTCTTATGGCGGAGGTCATCCGCGAGGTCGAACATTATCGCGGTGTCTTTATTATCGGATTTACGCAGGATTCTACCAATACTCTGTAGCACCCTTATCCGAGACTTACTTGGGTGGGCGAATATCATTACATGGAGATTTCTAATATTTACACCGGTGGAGAATACACCCATCGATGCTATGATGATAGCATTACTATGACCTTCAGTCAATCGTCTAATTTCCTCTCTATCATCAGCTTCAACTTCTCCAGATACAAAGTATACTGGACGTTCTGATTCAGCGTCTTTAATCATCTCATATAATACCTTTCCATGCTTTTCAACAAAATTGAATAATATAAGAGTATTCCTTTTCTGTAACAGAGCAAGTCTAATTATGAATTCATTCCGTGCCGGGTGAGTAACAATCCAGTCTATCTCTTGTTGATAATTAAGCTTCTTACAATTTTTAGTATCCTCTTCGCCATACTTTAATAGTAGGGATTTAATTTTAAGGGGCGCGATGGTCTTATCATCCATAAGCTTCTTGGTAGTAACAGCATTATAGACGGGGCCGAACAAACCCTCGAGGACTAATTTATTTGTTTTAGTATCATCGGCCGATAATGTACCGGTAAGGCCTATGCGGAGAGGACAATCACTTAACTTCTCTAGTATTTTAGTAATGGAATTGGCCTTCGCCGTATGAACTTCATCACACATGATGGCACCGAACTTATCAAAATAATCTTTAGGTTGTTTGAAAATTGATTGCCATGTAGAAATATATATTTGAGACTCTGCATCCTTTTCTTTACCACCCGAGATTTGATGAACCATAGATTCATCGAAGTCATCATCGGTGGAAGAATAATCTAGGAAGTCGGAAGATAGTTGTTTAACGAGCGAGATGGTGGGGACCAGAATTAATATCTTATCAACACTCTTCATCCATTCACGGACAATAAGATATTGAATCAAAGACTTACCGCTCGATGTTGGTGCTAAAATGATGCCACGCTTGCGCTCAATGGCGAAACGCACAGACGCTTCCTGATAATCATAAGGGATTATACCCACGCCTTTTACATTTAGTTCAAGCTCCGGTGTGACATATTCATAATCAATAGAAAATGCTTCATCTAGTTCAGGTGATACGGTGTATTTTATCTTATAGTGTTTGGCGAATTTTTCAATATGGTTTATCAATCCAATATATAATACCCTATTACGAGTGGAGAATAGATGAACGAATCCATCCCATTGTCCGGTCTTAAATGCTGGCATGAAGCGATAGCCTGGAACTCTAAACTTGAAGTAATCGTCTAATTCAAACAAGATTCCAGGATCGTCAACTTCTATTCTAATATATACATCATTATGTTTAGTTAAATATAGCACTAAAACCCACCGGCCTGGAATTTATTAAAATCAATCCAATTCTTGATTGAGAATCCCATACGATTTAATGTATTGATAACTTCGGTCAAATAATCTACCATGACTTTCTGAACTTCCACCCGTGCCTCGACCTCCAATAAATCTAGATCACCCTCAAGGAAAGCCTTTATTTCATTTTTTTGTAGTACATATTGATAGCAATCGTCAAGATATCCAGCGTAATATGCATATCTATTACGATAGACTTTAGAACGTTGTTGTTCCAATGCTTTGAGTTTGATTTTTTCTTTGGATAGAAAGCGGAGATATTTAGCGGTAATGACAGGAATTTCTGCGGCCTTTCGGTCCAGTTTATTCTTATCCATTTCACAATCTTTTTCTGCCATTTCTTGATATTCGTCAAGATTCATAATATATATTCCTCATCAATATTACTATTATAACATATTATGTCATAAAAGTAAACAAACTTATTTCATAGTAAAATGGGTATAATTAATATCTAAATCACACATGATTGGTTCTGCATCCGCCATAGTAGTCATTTCAACGGCCGATAAAGAAGTAGGCCAGCAGTCATGAAAAACAATCTCTCTTAGAGGATTGCCATTATTTGATAAAATATGTAGAGTCGCGTCGGTCATTAACTCATTTATATTTGAAGTAATGCCGCCACGTTCTGGGTTCCAGAAGTCGGTCATCCATATATGAATCTCATTCCAGTTAAAGAAGCCTTCGTCGACTAGGAATGAAACATTTAAATTATCATAATTGATATGAACATCCGGAACCTGCATTTCAACCATAGGATTTGGAACATCAATTTCTGAAATTGTCACCGTTGGAAGCGATACAGTTTGAAGGTGAAATGTAACACCCGGGAGACGTTGGAATACAAGTTGATAATTACTCGGTCGTGCGGTGTTAAATTCATCTGGTGTAAATAAACTAGCCATTATGTATTCCTTTTAATATTCATATACTATTTATATAAAAAACCCACCGTTAGGTGGGGAAAGTGAGGACACACTTTTTGATTTTAAGCTACAATTTTGGATAATTCCCTCAACATGTTTTTATTCGCCGCCTTTGAGTTCAAAGACCTTTTAAATGTGTTGGCGTATGCGGCCTTGGTAATATTGCCCGCCTTATTAACCTTAGGTTTTTCCATCACCTCTTCACGGGCCCGTTCACCCGAAGTCACAAGAAAATTTGTGTCCATCCCAACACCATCGAATGGGATAAATCCATCCTTATTAAGATTTTTTTTCAATAATCTTAATTTTTCTTGGTCATGACCCAGTTTTCTATTCATGTGATATATTAAATCACGTTTCGACCCAATGAATATCCCAGTCACTGTGGCATTAAATCTATCCTTATACATCTGCAATGCAGCACCGGTAATATCCGATGACTCGACATTATTCTCATAATGTCCATTTGGATTCGTTATATCATAAGTTTTATGAGTTTTTCTATCATAAATTTCAACAACAGCATCTCTATTATACCAACCGGTGAGATGATCATCACTCCAAGTTTGATATTGATCATCAGATTCAATTCTTTCAAATGAACCTATATCTTCGCCATCGGTTAAAACAATTACATTCAATTTTTCAATTCTGTTTTTCCTAATAAAGTTATCGGCAAAAGATAAACCATACACAAGCGCTGAATTCAATGGTGTTCCACTTAATGAATATTTGCTATCATAATTGTCCCAAGATTTTGGTACATAAGTTCTATTACTATATCCATTATAAAGTGATAACCAAAATAATTTTTTAGAACCCTCTCTGAATTCATTATTAGTCATTGTTGAAGATAATACCTGTAACAAATTCACCCCGCGTTGATTTCTATTCTGGCATAATTGGCCAATCTCAATATTATCTTCAGGTGGTTTATATGCATTTTCGCCATCATCATCATATAATTTATTCCATGAATTTGAAAATAAAATAACCTCGAACGGTACATTAATCCTTCTAGCAAATTGAGCGAGGTTCAGGGTTTGTTTCACAGTTTTAAATAACTTGTCGGTCATAGAACCAGACCAATCTACATACATAATAAATCCATGATTTTTCCCAGTAGGTGATACAGTACTTGTTTTAAATATATCATCCGAAAATTGATATTGCCAAACCTTAGAAACATCGAGGTCACCGGACCGTGCAGAATATGATCTACGATAATCCTTGGCAGATTTTCTTCTATTAAATTCTGAAGTTAGGAATGAAACACCATTTTTAGATTTATTCATAAATTTAGTAAATTCTGCATCCAATTCAGGTGAACCGAAATCTTCTAAATTAAGATCTTTGTAAAATTTCTTATGACTCACAAAAATATTTTTCCATTTATGTGACTTAGGAATAAAAGCGGAGACGAATGATTTTTTATCATAAATGACTTTATCACTTAAATGATTATCAAACGCTTGTTGTGTTTTAGATAAATTATTATCCTCCGCACTATTTTGTGGTGAACCATTAATATCTTCATCATCCTGTGATGAGTCATTGCGACTTTCCGAATTATTTTCACCCTGTGATGAGTCATTGCGACTTTCCGAATTATTTTCACCCTGTGATGAATTTGTATTTTCGCCACCATTCTCGTCACCAGATTGTAGTGAATCACTTTCCTCTTCTTTTTGTTCCTCTTCTTGTTTTTCGGCAATACCATGCAATGCGTGAGCGATATATAAAACATCTGAGTAATCGGTGGCATTACCAATTTCGTTAACCCAGTAAAGGTCTTCATCAGTTAATGGTACATCGACAACATCACCAACTTTAAAATGTAGGTTGATTTTGTCGAGTATATTTAATTCATTTAGGTCAGTATCATTGACGCCGAAGAAATCTTTTTCAATAAGAGTTTTATAACCTTCGCGCATTGCGTTGGCGGCACCTCTATATTTAGCTTTAATCATTCGTTCAATGCGTGCATCTTCTACAATATTAATTGCACCCCAGAATTTCTGGTGATCTGGGTCCATGTCACAAGGTGTATATAGTGCATGTCCCACTTCATGAAGTTTTAATAATAACTCTTCATAATTTGTAATATCCTTCCAAGCAGGAAGTCTCAAGACCCTATTCTTAACATCGAATGAAGCGGTGGCATCATTTGTTCTTAGAATTGTTAAGTTCTCTTGGGCCAGTAATTTTGCGATTATATCTTTTTTCATATTGTGTGTCCTCTTTATTAACCTTACATATACATTATAACATAACTATAGTCAAAGTAAAGTGCAAATGTAAATCTTTTTAATAAATTATTTCCTTTTCAATTGTTTATATGTATATTATATCATACTATGCGTGTTCTGTACAGTGCTACCATCATCTTTTTGTGGATATATTTCCATATCCCTTAATGGATACCAGAAGGTATCCCTATTCTTTTCGGTTTTGCACTGTACTTCCTCCGTATAGTATGATATAATATACATATACAAAATAAAAAAGGCATTCAAACAAAAATAAATACGGTTTTGCACTTTACTTTTGCTATGGATATGTTATAATGTATATAGGATGAAGGAATTATCCTTCCCTAAAAAATGTGAGGACTATATAATGAAAAGAATAACACAAAATGAATATGCCAGTTTGGTGATGAGTGAATATAATACACTGGAAGTGACACCAAAAATGGCAAAACTTATCTCTACACGAAATGAAGTGATGATACCATCGGGTACAATTTCGGTTGAAAATCGAATTGGGAAAGGTTTATATAAGATACCTGGTGTTGTTGAGGAACTTGTAAACACTACTAAGAAAGTGTTTACTGGTGCTCCGGCGATGAAGAGTGTATCATCAACACATACCATCAACTTTTATCACAAACCCCGCAAGGATTTTGTCCCGTGGGGTGAATTCAGTGATATTGTAAAGGTATTAAAATCCAATCAATTCTTTCCAATTAAACTTGTTGGTGAGAAGGGTACTGGTAAAACTCTATTTTCTAGAGAGGCAGCGGCCAAGGCGGGTAAGGAAATTATCCGATTGAATGTAACATCACAAACCGATGAGGAGGCACTACTTGGTGGTTTCCGTCTTGTGAATGGTAATACAGTTTTTGAAAAAGGGCCTGCGGTTGTAGCCATGGAGCGCGGTGCAATCCTTCTCCTAGATGAGCTTGATAGACTTACTGAAAAGGGTGAATCAACCTTAATGAGTATTCTAGATGAAGGCTATGTTTACCTTAAACGAATCAATGAAGATGTTTATGCTTCACCCGGATTTACTGTAATGGCTACAATGAATACTAAAGGTGTTGGTGATGGCGACATTCGTTATGTTAACACCACAACATTGAATGAAGCGTTTAATGATAGATTCCCATTAACATTTTCTATTAAATATCCCGGTGAAGCCACTGAAAAGAAAATTCTTATCAAAAATGCTGAAATGCTCGGTGTTAAGGATGAAAAGGTTATTGATGATCTTGTTAACTTTGCAGGTATTGTAAGAAAAACATTTAATGATGGCGGTATTGATGAGGTTGTTTCAACAAGACAATTGGTTGATATCTACAAGGCATTCACTATCTTCGGTAATATCAACAAAGCGGTTGAAAAATCAATTGAGAGATATGAAGATGAAATTATCGATGGTTTTTCAGAACTATGGACTTTAATTTCTTCTGGTGAAAAACCTGAGGAAGATATTAATTCAGATTCAGATTCATTATGATTTAACTTCCAACAGCGCTAAAAAAGGGACCTATTAGGTCCCTTCTTAGTTTAACTTCCAACAGCGCCCTAATAAATATAATATGGATAATCATTATACATATCTTTTAGAATATTCGGATGGTGGGTTATATCATGGTGTTAGGTCATGTCACGGTGTGATTGATGAAGATGATTATTATGGGTCATCTAAATACACACCAAATGAAGTGCCCATTAAAACTATTCTAACAACACATAATACAAGAGAAGAAGCAATAGAAGAAGAGATTAGGTACCACGCTGAATTTAATGTAAAAAATAATAATCAATATTACAATAGAGCAAATCAAACTAGTATTGGATTTGATTATAATGCGGGTGGTGATATTAGAGGCCCAATGAGTGAGGAACATAAAAAGAATTTAAGTACTTCTTTAAGTGGTAGATTATTATCATCTGAAACTAAAAAGAAGATGAGTCGAGCTCATATAGGGGTTGAACGTAAACCATTCTCAAAAGAACATAAAAAGAATTTAAGTAAAGCTGGGATTGGTAAAAAATACGGGCCGCAAACGAATGAACATCAAAAGAAAAGAATTGAATCACTTTGGGTAGGTGTTTATATCACACCATGGGGAGATTATAATACATCAACAGAGGCGGCCAAACATTGTACTCACCCTATATCTCGCTCGGCGGTATATAATTGGTGCAGAGGTCATAATGATAAGATTATAACACCATATAATGTAGGAAAGGCTCTATATTTAAAATCAGAATATATAGGAAAATCATTCAAAGAATTGGGATTTAACTTCCAACAGCGCTAAAAAAGGGACCTATTAGGTCCCTTCTTAGTTTAACTAGCGTGAACTAATTAGATACCAGCAACCGTGAATTTACGGTAGTATTGGTTTGCACCAGCACCGCCAGCAAATGGGTTAGCCTTCATCCCATATCGCGTCTTGAAGCCGATACGTGGTTGGAAGTCTTCCTCACCCTGTGATTTCATCATCTGTAATGGAACGTATGGGCAATAGAAAATACCCGCGTCCATTTCAGAAGAACCTTTATAACCAACTGTAACAGTGTTAGTAGCAGCATACGGATCAACGAATACTTTGTACTTACCACCAAGAATACCAGCCATAAGACCTTGCGTGATGTCAGTCTGCATACCAGTTGAGATTGATGCACTCATTGTAGGTGCAGATAAGCCAGCAGTCATGTCAAGAACAGAAGCGATATCAGCAGAAACGATAAGGAAGTTACCAGCACCACGGCCAGTTTGCTTAGCGATTAAGTTAGCTTCTTTATTGATTTGAGTGATAAGCGACTTGTAACGCTCTCCACCCCAACGTGCGCCTTCATTGTCAGAAACATCAGTAAGATCGAATGTACCAGCAAGTGTTGCATTTTGTGCACCAGGCTTAGCAGCAGTACCGATTTCATCAATAACTTCCCAGTTGATTTCTTGTAAGATTTCATTAGAAAGAATTGAAGCCAATTCAGCTTCAGCGTCCAAACCATGTACAGCTTTAAGGTCTTGAGCTAATTCCATAGAGTACTTAGCTTTAAGAGCTCTTGATTTAACATCAACTGAAGTCTTTTCGATACCGAAAGTCATTTCAGCGAATGCTGCACCACCACTAACGAATCCACCTAAAGCTTCAGCATCTGCAGTAACCGTAGGGCCTGAGAATGTAGTGTTAGGTTTAACGCCTGGAGCGAATTGCTCTGTGCCAGCAGCATTTGTGTAGTAGCTCTTCATGTAGAAGATTAGGCCAGTGGGGCCATTCATTGGCTGTACACCGATAGTGTCATATGCCAACATTTGTGGAACTGAACGACGTACTAGAGAGATTAGGATAGGGTCCCAATTCTGCATGCCGCCTGCTACTACTGCATCTTCCTGTAGTGCGTCCTGTTGATTTTCTAAAAGGCGAGTCGTGATGTCACGTCGCGTTGAGTCTTCGATTGCTGGAAGGTCCGCGTGTTCCAATACTGGAGCCCACTTTTCTTTCAACGAATCTGCATTTTCTGATAAAAACATATTGTTTTCTCCTTATTTGTCAGTCATTTGTGCAATTGCACTGATGTATGAACTCATTGAATCGGAAACGTCAGGTGAAGCAGTAGTTGCCTCTACCGGAGCCTCGGAAGAATCTTCCTGTACATCGGTTTTAAAATAGTTCTCTTTAAGAATATTAAGCTTATTTAAGTAATCTTCGTTAGTCTCATAGTCCAGGTCTTCAGCTAAAGTAGTCATCTTAGCCTTTTCTGTATATGTAAGATCTTCGCAAACTTGATCAAATACTGCTTTTTTATTCGCCTCATGAAGTTCTGTCTTCATTGAGATTTTACGATTAAGCTCTTCATCCAATTGGATTTCAAGTTCATCGATACGTGCAGTTTGCTCAGCAACTAAGTCACGAGCTTCATCAGGAATATCAACATAAGCATTTTCAAATACTGTACGCAAACCCTTAATAAAGTCTTCAGTGATTTCAGTTTTGATACCTGATTCAACCGCAAGTTTGTTCTCAACCATCCACTCTTCAGCGATATAGTCAAGGTAATTGTTTAAGTTAGAAGTAATTTCATCAAGGCCGGTGCGAACAGACTCTTCAATCTTAGCTTCCATACCTTCTTCAATTTTTTCTGCATGTGCGCGAATTGTAGACTTAACGGCAGATTCATAAATCACTCCAGCCTTTTCTTTAAATTCGTCGGAGAATTCATTATCGCCAAACATTTCATTCACGTCGGATGTAACATCCAAATCACCAAATGATAATTCAACTTCTTCGTTCTTCTTCTTCTTAGATTCAGATTTTTCATCTTCATCTTCGTCATCAGAATCATCTTCTTCGCCTTCATCATCTTCATCTTCGTCTTCATCTTCGTCGTCGCCATCAGCTTCTTTCTTAGATTTTGATTTTTTGCCTTCATCGACATTTTCATCTTCATCTTCGTCTTCGTCATCACCATCAGCTTCTTTCTTAGATTTTGATTTTTTGCCTTCTTTAACTTCTTCCTCTTCTTCGCCGTCATCGTCGTCTTCAGCTTCCTTTTTAGCTTTAGCTTTCGCTTTAGCTTCAGAAACGATTTCAACTTTACCAGCTAGGATTTGCTCTTCAGCTTCATCAAGAGATAAAGAAACTTCTTCATCTTCTGATACGTATGTGCCTTCCTTCAATTCAAGGATAGTACCATCTTCCATTTTGATTTTCATGAATTAACTCCTTAAGTTAGTGTATTCTTTTATATTTATATAAAAATAAATTTATAATTTGTTTATAATAGCATCAAAGATCTTTAACTGTGCATCTTCATCGAACTTACGTTGACGAACAAGTTTGTTAATAAAATCTTGATGCTCTTGTAGCCGTGCTTCACAGTCACATTCCGAAATTGAACCATCAATTCCGCAAGTCCATTGCTTACCTTCCATAATACCTTCAACAAATGCGTCAGGTGCAGATGGATCGGAAACAATATCAACTGTAAGTAAACGATAGTCACTTTGTACTTCGTTCACGCCTTTCTTCTTCTTTAGTGAACCAACACCACGAGAACTAACTCCGATGTTAACACCTCCATCCAAAAGACCCTTAACAATGTTACCCATAGGTGTGTCTAAAATCTTAGCCTTACCTACATAATTGTTGCCTTCAGCATTTAATTCTGTGATTAAATGCGAAGCACGTTCCGGATTAACATTAGGGTGTTGTGGATGGTTTAACTCACCAATAGCACGGCTAGTTTGAATAAACTCATTGTCGTATCGTTTAACTTCACGTTCAAGGATACGAGATGGATAGATTCGCCCATTGCGGTTCTGCGTTTCGGCTTGCATAAATACACCGTTGATGAACCAGTCTTTCTTGCCGGTCGCCTCATCGATGATTGATTCTGATAGTAGTTTATCTACTCTTTCTGTAATTAAAAACATAGATATCTCCTTATTTTTCTTTTAATTTAGCGACCAATTGCATTACCAACGATTCAGCAACACCTTTATTGTCAGCTACAAATCCTTGACCTTTAGCATATGCAATTACATCATCGGCCTTTTTAAATCCAATATGCAT